TTCCAGGGCGCGCTCAACGCCGGCCGGCCGATGGTGCTCGAAGGTGGGCTCGACTGGAAGACCATCGCCATGACCCCCAAGGACATGGATTTCATGGAGGCCAAGAACGCCGCCGCCCGCGACATCGCGCTCGCCTTCGGCGTCCCGCCCATGCTGCTCGGCATCCCCGGCGACAACACCTACGCGAACTACGCCGAGGCTAACAAGGCGTTCTGGCGGCAGACCGTGATCCCGCTGGTCCGCCGCGTCGCCGCCGCGCTCGGCCACTGGCTGTCGCCGAGCTTCGGCGGCGTGACTCTGGTGCCCGACCTCGACCACATCGAGGCCCTCGCCGAAGACCGCGCCGCCCTCTGGGCCCGCATCGGCAACGCCACCTTCCTCACCGATGCCGAAAAGCGGCAGATGCTGGGGATTGAGGACGGTAAATGAGGCAGCAGATCGTCAGCCCGCAAATGCTGCGGCGCATCTCCCTCTTCACCCTGGAGCTGAAGCTTCATAGCTTCATCCAGGCGCTGGAGCGGCGCTACAACCCCAACTGGCCGACCCAGCCGCGCGTGCCGGGCGGGGAGCCGATAGGTTCGGGGCAGTGGACGAGTGGGGCGGAGGCGGGGGGAAGTCGGATTGGAAATTCCTCGGACCGCTCAAGGCGTGTGGCAATGGAGCTCACACCGCTCGGCACTTTGCACAGTCAGATTCGCCTTCGTGACGGCTCCCAACTCTGCGTTTACGATTTTGGCTTGCAGCTTTGGATTATACCCTCAGATGCCAAAATTATTGGGTGCCCGAGTATGATGACTCAAAGTATCTTCGCCCACGGTGCGCGGCTCAACGACAACTGGCGGTGAGATCATGCCGAAACTTCCCGATTTCACCTTCTCACCTACGGCGCTGGCCCAATTGAGGCGGGTACGACAGCAATATCTCTCCCAAAGTCCTGATGACCCGCCGGCGATGCTTGGCATCTTTTGGGGCTGGCCGATCTCCACGGGAGGCAAACAGACCGGCGGCGGCGCGCCTATTGTCGGCTATTGGCGCAAATCGGAATTTACCGACGCCGCTTGGAGTGAAGTAAGCAAGGTTGACGGTATGGACCTGATCTTCTCGGTAAGACCCATTGATCGCCACCAATTTGAGGGCAAAGTGATCGACTACAGCCCTGAACGCACCTTTTTCCTTCGCGACGCAGCCACCGGCCCCGCCAAACGATAGCCAATGCTGCAGATCGAGAATATCACCATCACTTCCGAGGCTAAGTCGGCCTTGCGGGCGGGCGCGGCACTCGGCTTAACGACAATTGAGGGCGCGCGATGTTGCTGTCAGATGCCGCGTATAAACAAGTCCTCTGGATCAAGGGCGAGTATTCCGATCATTCTCCGAATGATCGTCCAGAAACCTTGTTCTTTGGAGTCGGCCAATACACATCCGGCAGTGGTGGCGTAGCGCCTCCAAATGTGGTCTCGGGCTGATGCTTCCCATCACCAATGTCTCGATCACCGAGCGGGCGGCGATCGCGCTGGATGTCCGCAAGACGCTGGCGCGTCTCGGGCCGGACGACATCTTCGCGTTGGTGTTTATCTCCAACTTTACGAACCCCGACGGCACGATGGTCGAGGGCTTCGTGCCGGGCTACTCGCCGGCGGTGACGAAGTGGAATGACGGGGATGGCTGCGTGCTGGTCCGTCTGCCGAGCGGCATGGAATTCTACGTCATCCCTCGGCCGAGGACCGGCTACGAGTTGAGTCCTGACGCCTCCTACGCCATCGACCTCATCGAGCCGCGCCACGGCACCTTTACGATCGAGCTCGTGACGGCCGGCTGACGGCCGCCATCGCTTTCAAGGAAAACCGAAATGGATGAACTGACGCGCACCATCGCGGCGCGCGGCGATCTCGCGCATCTGGCGCTCTTCCTCTGGGCGTCGAGCGCGACGGGCCTCTTGGTCTGGACGCTGCGCGAGCTCGCCGCCGCCAATCGCCGCTTCAACGACTTCGTGCACGAGATCGCGACCCTGAATCAGCTCTTCAGGCGAAAGGACTAAACCATGGCCGATAAACGCAATTCTGCTGCCGACGAACCCAGCCAGGTGTTTCGTCAGTTCGCCTGGCACCTCGCCGGCTCGCTGGCGGTAGCCAAGGCCGCCCCGCCGCGCAAGGCAGCACCGGCCCGCTCGCAGCCTGCCAAAGCCACCGGTCGCCGCTGATGCCCAAAATCCCCATCGATGCCGAGGGGCGGTTCGCCGGCTATGCCAGCCTCTTCGGCGCGCTCGACGACGGCGGCGACATGGTCATGCCCGGTGCCTTCGCCAAAAGCCTCGCCAAGCGGGGCAGGGACGGCGTCCGCATGCTGTTCCAGCACGATCCCAAGGAGCCGGTCGGCACCTGGGAGGTGCTGCGCGAGGACGCCACCGGCCTCTGGGCCGAAGGCCGCCTCGTGCCCGGCGTTCCCCGCGCCGATGCGCTCCGCCGGCTGATCGCCGCCCAGGCGATCGACGGCCTCTCGATCGGCTTCCGCACCGTCCGCTCGACCCGCGACAAGGGCGGCCCGCGAAAGCTTTGGCAGATCGATCTCTGGGAGGTCTCGATCGTCGCCTTCCCGATGCTGGCCGGCGCCCGCATCGCCCCGCCCGCCGGCTCGAAAACCGACCGGCAGCTCATCCGGTCGCTCGATGCGGCCATTTCCGCCCTGAGGTCGTGAGGCCACGACCTTCCCCCCGCATTTCGCCCGAACCTGACAAGGACTTTCCATGACTGAAGCGACCGAAACTTTCGAGATCAAGGCCTCCCCGGCACCCGCCGGCGAGATCGACGGCAAGCTCGGCGAGCTGCTCACCGCCTTCGAGGATTTCAAGCGCGGCAATGACGAGCGCCTCGGCCAGATCGAGAAACGCGGCGCCGCCGACGCGCTCACCGAAGAGAAGGTTTCCCGGCTCAACGCCGCCCTCGACGGCGCCAAGTCGGCCTTCGAGCGGGCGAGCCTCGATCGCGCCCGCCCGCGCCTCGAAACCGGCTCGTCGCACCGCACCGGCACCGACGAATACAAGGACGCCTTCTCGGCCTATGTGAAGCGCGGCGAGGAGAAGGCGCTGTCGATCGGCTCCAACCCGGACGGCGGCTATCTCGTGCCGACCGAGACGGAGACGACCATCAACGACATGCTGGCGGCGATCTCGCCGATCCGCTCGATCGCCTCGATCCGCCAGGTGTCCTCCGCCGTCTACAAGAAGCCGATCACCACCGCCGGCCCGGCCGTCGGCTGGGTGGCGGAAACCGCCGCGCGGCCGCAGACCTCGAGCCAGACCATCGACGCCGTGACCTTCGCGACCGCCGAGCTTTACGCCATGCCGGCCGCGACCTCGGCCTTTCTCGACGACGCGGCGGTGGACGTCGGCCAGTGGATCGCCGACGAGGTGAACACCGCCTTCGCCGAGCAGGAGGGGGCCGCCTTCGTCAACGGCGACGGCACCAACAAGCCGACCGGCTTCCTTTCGGTGCCGCAGGTGGCGGACGCGAGCTGGGCCTGGGGCAGCCTCGGCTATATCGCGACCGGCAATGCCGGCGCGCTGCCGTCGAGCAACCCGAGCGACATCCTCGTCGACCTCGTCTACGCGCTCAAGGCCGGCTACCGCCAGAACGGCACCTGGGTGATGAACCGCAAGACGCAAGCGGCGCTGAGAAAGCTCAAGGACTCCGAGGGCAACTATCTCTGGCAGCCGGCGGCGACGCCGAGCGGGCAGGCGAGCCTGATGGGCTTCCCGCTGGTCGAGGCCGAGGACATGCCCGATATCGCCGCCAACGCGATGGCGATCGCCTTCGGTGATTTCAAGCGCGGCTACCTGGTGGTCGACCGCATGGGCGTCAACGTCCTGCGCGACCCCTATTCGGCCAAGCCCTACGTGCTCTTCTACACCACCAAGCGCGTCGGCGGCGGCGTCCAGGATTTCGAAGCCATCAAGCTGCTGAAGTTCGCCGCGAGCTGACGCGACGTGCCCCTTTGGCGGCACGGGGAACGCGGCAAGGCCCCTCACCCGGAGGGCTTCGCCCTCCGACCTCTCCCCGCGGGGAGAGGTGAAGAGAGGCGCGCGGCCGTGGCCCCTCATCACCTCTCCCTTGGGGGAGAGGTCGCCGCCTAGCGGCGGGTGAGGGGGCCTTCCGCCACCCGCTCCACCTCGTCCCCCCTTTCGCGGGCTCGCCCCACCCGCGATGCCCCGGCGGTTGCCCTCCCGGCCGCCGGGGCCCCTTTTTCTCGCTCGGAGATCTCCATGACCGCCTATCTCCTCAGCGGGCCCGCAACCGAGCCCGTGAGCCTCGACGACGCCAAGGCGTACCTCAAGCTCGATACCGACGACGAGGACGCGCTGGTGACGACGCTGATCACCGCGGCGCGCCTGCATGTCGAAGGCACGACCGGCCGCGCCCTGATCGCCCAGAGCTGGCGGCTGGTCCTCGACGACTGGCCACCGGCAGGGCTGGTGCGCCTGCCGATCGCCCCGC